ATTGATGAAGCCGACAACACAGGAAATGACGTACAATTATTGCTTCGAGCATTCATCGAAGAGTTTGCAGGAAACTGTAGGTTTATTTTCACTTGCAACTATAAAAACAAAATCCTTGAACCCCTCCATTCAAGATGTGCTGTCGTTGACTTTTCTATTCGAGGAAAAGAAAAACAACAAATCGCTGCTAATTTCTTCCAAAGACTCAACTTTATCTTGGAGCAAGAAAGGGTTGAAACTGATAAGAAAGTATTAGTTGAATTAATTAATAAACACTTTCCAGATTGGAGAAGAATATTAAATGAATGCCAGAGATATTCGGTTAGTGGTAAAATAGATAGTGGTATATTAGTTGCTTTTTCAGATGTTGCTGTAGATGAACTTATTAAAAATCTTAAAGAAAAAAACTTTCCTGAGGTACGTAAGTGGGTCAACATTAATATGGATAATGATACTTCTGTACTTTTTCGTCGCATTTACGATAGCCTTTACAAATGCTTGGTTGCTAATACCATACCTTCTGCTGTGCTTATTATTGCTAGGTATCAGTATCAAATGGCTTTTGTAGCAGACCAAGAAATAAATATGCTTGCATGTTTAACTGAAATTATGGTGGAGTGTGAATTTAAGTGAAGAAAAAAAGAGAACCTTTTAAACTTAACTGTTTCGGTTTTCTTGGAATTGTGCTATTATTAAGTGGTATAACTTCTGGAATCGTTCTTTACTTTTCGATATTAAATTATTTAAAATGACAAAGAAAAATAAACTTAGAGCACAAGTAAAAAGTAGATTTTACTATATTTTCTGGGGTGCAGCAACTGTCTCTGTATTTGCAGGACAAATATATGTCGGAAATGGTTTCCGTAAAATGGCAGACACAAATGATGCCATATCTGCTGATATTAATCTATTGATAGAGAATATCATGTTTGCAGTGCCAGATCAAAAAGAATTTATATATGAACCAGACCCTATGGTAATACGATGAAAAAATCTGAATTAGTTCATTGGAGATTACAAGCAATGCTTCGTGAACACTCTTTTCCTGACTTACAATACTTAGGTGTAAGACCTGATAGTATTGGTATAGATCAACATTGGTATCGTATCGGAAAGGCAGAGGTTCCTGTAGATTCAATTACAGAATTGGAAATAGAAGAAGAATGAAATCTCACAAAACACCACTTCGTTATCCTGGTGGTAAGTCTCGTGCTTGTACAAAAATAGGACAGTTCTTACCTAATATGCATTCTTACAAAGAATTTCGTGAACCATTTCTTGGTGGTGGAAGTGTTGCTATCTATCTAACAAAGATGTATCCATCTTTGAATATATGGGTTAATGATTTATATGAACCACTAATTAACTTTTGGAAGGAGATACAACATAGTGGTCAGGAATTATATGATGCATTATCTTATTTGAAAAACAAACATCCAAATAGAGATTTGGCAAAAGGTTTATTCTTAGAATCAAAAGACATTATTAATGATGATAATAAAAGTAAATTAGATAGAGCAGTTGCTTTTTATATTGTAAATAAATGTAGTTTCTCTGGTCTTACAGAGTCGTCTTCTTTTTCAGGACAAGCAAGTGAATCTAATTTCTCAATGAAAGGTATTGAAAAATTACCAGGTTACCAAGAAATAATTGAAGATTGGAAAATAACTAATCTTTCATATGAAGATCTTTTAACAGATTGGAAGGATGCTTTTATTTACTTAGATCCTCCATATGATATCAAAGATAATCTTTATGGTAAATCTGGGAATATGCATAAAAAATTTAATCACGATAAATTTGCTGAAGATTGTGATAGACATACTGCCAATATGATGGTATCATACAATTCATCTCAGTTAGTTAAAGACAGATTTAAAAATTGGAATGCTGTAGAGTTTGACCTTACTTATACAATGAGGTCTGTAGGGGATTATATGAACGATCAACAAACAAGAAAAGAATTGTTATTATTAAATTATGGAACTCAAGGAATGGTTAAAGTCGATCAATTTGTCAAAGAAGAATCTAATAGATGAAGATCCTTCATTAGAAAAAGAATATTCACCCTATATAATCAATCGCATCTACTCAGGTCATCTTGATGCAATACTTTTTGCTAATGAGATGAATCAGTATCATTTTTTACCAAAGAAGATGCAATATGATTTTTTACTAAATACACTCAGAACTAAGAAGAGATTCTCTCCTTGGCTCCGTAAAGATGAAATCAAAGATCTTGATTATGTGAAGCGTTACTACAAATACAGTGACGAAAAGGCAAAACAGGTTTTGAAGATATTATCTACTGAACAAATTAATTTTATAAAATCGAAGTTTGAAACTGGAGGAAGACAATGAGTGTGGTTCAAGAACCCGAAGTGCAATGGTTACCTGAGAAAATGGTCGAGGTAACTCTTAATGAACCTGATGATTTCCTTAAAGTAAGAGAAACTCTCACAAGAATTGGTGTAGCATCAAGAAAAGAAAAAAAGATATATCAATCATGTCACATTCTTCATAAGCAAGGGAGGTATTATCTTGTACACTTCAAAGAGTTATTTGCCCTTGATGGCAAACATGCTAATCTTACTCCTAATGATGTTCAGCGTAGGAATCGTATTGCTCAACTTCTCGCAGATTGGGGTCTAATTGGTATTGTAGATGTGTCAAAGATTCAAGATATTGCACCGTTAAATCAGATAAAAGTATTAGCATATAGAGACAAAGGTGACTGGATACTAGAAACAAAATATAATATAGGTAGTAAGAAGAAAAAAGTTGAAGATTCTTAATTCCTTTTTTCTATTATAAAGGAGTCAAAATGAACGGTAGATTAAGTAAGGTCGATATGACCAATAAACTTATGCAACTTAAAAGAGAACTCGATTATAAATGTGAAATTGGAGAAATGGGAGAATGGGAGTGTATTGGTGCGAATAAGTATCTTCATAAAGCACTTGACACACTGGATGAGTTTTGGCAGTAGACACCGAACAAGTTATTACAGTATTCCGTATTGTAACATTTGAGATTATTTGTTTAAATAGTAATGTCGCCTTCGGGGACAACAATTAACACTCGCTTTTAAAGGAGAACTATTATGACAGCACTACAAAGGTATCACTCTGCAAATTTACCAGAGTTGATGAAAATAATTCAAAGAAACGGTATAGGTATGGATGATTACTTTGACCGTTTTTTCAATTCTTACGAAACCGTATCAAATTATCCACCATATAATCTTGTTCAGGTAAATAATGTTGAGTCTCTTTTAGAGATTGCCCTAGCAGGATTTACAAAAGATGAAATTAATGTTTATACTGAGTACGGAAAATTATTCGTTGAAGGTCAAAAAGAAACTAATCAAGAGACAGGATCCGAGTATATCCATCAAGGCTTGGCTCAGAGAAGTTTCACAAGAGAGTGGGCACTTTCAGAAGATACTGAAGTCCGAGAGGTTCAATTCAAAGATGGACTTCTTACCGTCAAGTTGGGTAAGATAATACCAGATCATCATGCAAGAAAAGATTATCTCTGATTACGAACATCCTAATTTTTACCGTAGTCCACTGGGTACGGTTTATGAAAAAAAACCTGAGAAGACATATCCACATCTCTATGCTGTGTTTCTATTAGATTCACATAATACAAGTTGGTTTTATGTAAGAAAAGATGGAACCTGTTATTGGGAACACTCTCGTAAAGATAAGGATATGATTACTGAAGATGCAGACAACTTACAGTTAGATATCTTCGGTGAACCAATATTATCTAAAGATTTTATTATGAACGCAATACTATAGGGATCTTGACGATCCCTTTTTTTATGATATAATATTAATATGAAATTAAATACATTATGAATCCAGTTCAAGCATGGAATGATATTCCATGGACAGATGTTCCTCTATTTCTTATATTTCTAACTGCACTCTATTGGGTAAAGAAAACAATAGATTTAAGATTTGCTCGTAAACAATCTAAAGTGGTGTACAATGTTAGAATAGTTGAAGATTCTCACATAAATATAGATCATGGACAGATAGATCAAATAGTTCATAATCATGTAGAGGGTAAAGTCCATACTCACGAAGAAAAATGGTAAATGATTTATTTTTTAATTACTGGATCTAGTTTTTTTAATTTTTGTTTTTATATTTTTGCGATTGGTTTTGTAATCTCATTAATTTTAGAACAGATTGTAAGAAAACAAGGTGATGAATTAAATATTTTGATTGTCACCACTAACAGAAAATTTTGTTGGCAACAGGCATGGGTAGTAAATATATTTTGGTTTTTATGTAATGTGGGAATATTAATTATATCAAGAAATAATCAACCGATTGGTTCTGATATTATATGGAGAGGTGATTTATGAGTTCAAGTGTGAGTTTCAATATTTTAGAAACAAAACTCAAAGATCGCTCTACATTATTAAAATCACTTGAAGAAATTGATGAAAGACCTAATACTCCTTGGAAAGGAACATCTGTAATCGAATTGGTTTTACTTAGTGATCGTAACTATGAAGATCTTGAAACGATTGAGGTTGACTTTTCAATAGGAGTTGATGTAGGATTTAGATTAAATAAAGAAACCAATCAATATGATTTTGTATATCATGAGGAAAATTGGACTAAAGATTTATCTATCAAAGAATTTTTAGATAAATTATCAAATCAATATGAAAAAATAAAAAATGACAATTAAGATTGCACTTTTAAAATCACAACAACAAGTTATCGCAGACTTTAAAGAAATTATGTCTGGTGATGAACCAGTTGCTTATCTATTTAAAGATCCTCATTTAGTTGATTTTAATCAGTTTTCATTATCAAAAGAAGAAGATAATCAAACTTCCATAGAAGTTTCTTTATCACCGTGGATATTAGGTTCAGCTGATAAAGAAATACCAGTTCCTATTAATCAGGTGGTAGCTTTGGTCGAACCCCTAGAATCAATTAAAACAATGTATTTGGAGAAAATTAATGTCAAACGTAATCAAAATGGCAAAGGTAATCAAGTTAATAGTGTTGACCAACAACAAAATCTTATTGAGTGAAATTGGAGAAGTTGGTGCCCAAGTGGGAGAACCAGATTGTAAATTGACTAATCCTGTAACTCTAACTACTACAGCAGATAATTTAACCATTCAAGAGGGAAAAGTTGTTCTTACAAAATGGTTAAGTTCGTTCACAAAAGATTGTGAATTTATGATAAGTTCTGATAAAATATTAACT